AGGTCGTTGAGTCCGGCGAGGGTTATAAAAAGACTGCCACGCATCTGTGGCCCGGAATGAAGCCGGAGTCGGCCTACGCGCGGCTCAAGGCCTGCCTCAATCCCGACGGCGATCAGCGCCTCAAATTCTGCGAGATCATTGCCGCGATGAAATTCAACAATCGCTTCGATGCGCTGTTCTTCGCGTGCGATGAATCCGGTTTTGAGAGACCAAAGCCGTCAAACCCCGCCGACGAGAAAGCCGAGCTGCAGCGCCAGTTTATCGACGCGGTGCATACGCAAAAACAGATTGCCGACCGCATTGAGCGCCTGACCCGGCCGCCGCTAGAGGCGGTGAGACCGTGACCGACCAGCCGATATCGGACTACGAAGCCGCCCGCGCTAAACGCGAGGAAAGGCTTCGCGGGTTGTCCGTGGTGATGGACCCCGATCTCCTCGGCTATGTCCTCAAGTATTCTCCGCACCCGATGATGCTGGTGATGCCAACTGCGTCTTCACGCGATACATGAAAATACGCTGCCTCCCAATTATTGGCGCGCGGCTGGAAATTCATCCCGCGATCTGGCGCATGGAAGTGATCGCGGAACGATTCGGCTGGGAGGACGTTGCGTTTTATCTCACGTTGGGTCCGGTGCATTTCCAGTGCTGGTACGCCTGGCACGCTCGAGACGGGCTGCCTCTCTTGCCAAAGAGATTACATTTTCCTCGTCAAAGTCGATCCAGTGACAACAGCGCTCGCACTGGACTCGTCCCTGATGAATGCGCTCATGCTCTGAGCGCAACAGGCGAGGCGCCGGCTGCCAGGTCTCGGTTTGGCACTTCGCGCATTGAAAATATACCCGCCCGGGTTCGACGCGAATGCGTAGGGCAAGTGGCATGGGAGCCTCCGTGTGAAAGTTGACGTTGTGAGAGACATCAATCGTAGCACGGAGGTCTCCGCTTCCGATCTCGCCGAGCGCGAGGAAGAATTGCGCAGGCTGATCGAGGCCGAACCGCGCGGGCCGCGGCGGCGGCTGCTTCGGCATGAGCTGCGTGACGTGGTCGTTCAACTCATGGCCGCCGAGAAGGCGGAGCGCGTATGACGGACGCCAAGCGCCGCCTGCAAGCCTGCGCGAAGCGCTGGGCGAATCGCTTGCCGCGTGAGCGTTCAGAAAACTCGAAGCTCAAAGCCTATAACCTGATGCTGCGCGCGCTGCTCTCGACGCTGCCGCCGAAGACCGACGGCACGCATCCGCTGGATCACAAACATTTCGAGCTGGAGGGGTGATGGAGTTTCCTGGCGACAGCCGGCTGGATCGCGCGCGCTGCAACGGCCGCGACAGCATGGTGAATCTGCGCCCGCAGTGGGATGTGGTGTGCGATGCGTTGCCAGAGGGCGCGGTGATGACCGCGCGCCAGCTCGCGCGGGAGCTGGAAATGAATGTGCAGTTGGTGAGAAATGCGCTCAACAAGTTGCGGAGTCATGGCCGGGTGCGCCGCGCCGGTTATTTCGATTCCGGCACAAAGCAGGGCAGGCGTGAAATTCTTTACACGCGCGGGCGCGATGAGCAGCCGCTGCCGCCGCGCCAGCGCCAGGCTGAAAAACGCCGCGCGCCGCAATCGAAATTCAAGGGCATGCCGGCGCCGGCGCCGTACTGGCGCGGCCTGGTGTGGGGTGCGGGATGGTGAATGCGCCGCCCGGCCTTTTCGATGAGGCGTCGCCGCGCAGCGACGAGGTGGTCCGATCTCAGAACTGCCGCATCGAGGTGGCCGCGCTGGCGCTGGATTTCGCGCAGCCCAGCGCGCCGCGCCTGGCGGCCGCTGCGATCTTCGCGCTGGCGGATGTGGAGGCGCGTCGTGCCGCGCTCGCCAATGTGCCCGAGGATTTCCGCGAGATGGTAAGGCTCATGGTGGAGCGGGCGTTTTATAACGCGAGGCAGGGGGTGGGAAAATGAGCGCGACTGCTATTACGCCGGACGAGCTGCGCGCTGTCGCTGCGGCGCGCACCTGGCTGCCGGTGCGGGCGAGTTGCGGCCTGATGTTAGCGGATGCGATGGAAATCGCGGACTCCTGCGCGCGGGCGGATATCGAGTGCCATTGCGTGCGCGTCGAATTGCGCGGCGGGCGCTGGTATGACCTGGCAAGTGCGAATAAGACAGCGGAGATCGAGCCGATAGCGCAGGCGGCGCGCTACCTGCTGGCGCGTGGGCTGATCGAGCGCGTGGGTGATCGCGTGAGGTTCACGTCATGAGGCTATGGCAAACGCTGCGGACGTGGTGGCCGCTGATGTGGATCGCAACGCATCAGCGAATATTGCGTGAGGACCGCGCGGAAATGGAGCGCATGTGGCGGCAGCGCTTACTGGCCGAGTCCGATTTGTCCGAAAAGTCCAGGGGCAGAGAGCCGTGGGAATGAGCGATGTGTAAAAAGGCGCGCGCGTGAGCCAGCGCAAAAAACTCCCGGCCTACGGCAAACAACTGTTGCTGGCGCGGCGCGCCGATCGGCATCCGCTGGTGGTGCACTTGGTGTTCGGCAATCGCTGGCGGCAGGCGGGGGCGTGCACCTGGCCGGGCTGCGGTGATGGGCATCCGCTGGTGGCGCTGACGCCGCAGGATTATGCGCCGGGTGTGTTCGATTTCACGGTGCTCGCTGGGGTGATGGTGGCGGTGTTCGATCAGGAGTCACATTCGCTGACCCCGGATGGGCCGCTGCATGTGTTGTTGGGGGAGGTGGCGCGTTGGTCGGCGGAGGTGGAGGTGATTTCGCCGGCACTGGCGCGGCCGGAGGCGGCGCATATCTTGGCTTACCTGGCGCGCGATTACCGGCATTTTGAAAACGCAGAAAAAAATCACGGCTGGCCCGTGTGGTGGTCGTCCGAAATTGAGGGGTTGAATGGCCAAAGAAGAAAAACCTGGAGCGCCGCCGCCCGCGAGCGGCGCGAGCCAGAGCCCGCGAGCGTCTGATGCGATCGCCAGGGATTTCCACGACGCCACAGGGCAGCAAGCCTCGGGCGGGCGCCCCATCATCCAGTGGAAGGAGGGAGAGTTGTCGCGCATGGTGGATGAGGCGGAGGCGGCGTTGATGCAGTCGGCGCACGATCATTTGTTTCAGCGCGGGCCGAATCTGGTGCGCGTGATGCGCATGCAGGCGATGAGTGTGCGCACGTTCAGGCGGCCGGCCGGCGGGCTGGGCATCACGCCGGTGGACAGTCCCTACCTGGTGGAGCAGATGACGCGCGCCGCACAGTGGGAAAAATTCGATACGCGATCCGGCGATTACCGCCAGATCAATGCGCCGGAGAAGGTGGCGCAGACTTATCTGGCGCGCAGCGGGCATTGGAAGCTGCCGCGCTTGTTGGGGGCGATTAGCGCGCCTACCCTGCGACCCGACGGCAGTGTGCTGCAGGTGCCGGGGTATGACCAGGATACGGCGACGTGGTATGACCCGTGCGGGCTGGATTTTCCGCCGGTGCCGGCGAAGCCGTCGCAGAAGCAGGCGATGATGGCGCTGGATACGCTGCTCACGGCGTTTGGCACGATTCCGTTCGTGGCGACGTCCGACGCATCGGTGGCGGTGGCGCTGATGCTGACGTCGCTGGTGCGCCGCTCGCTGCCGAGCGCGCCGATGGGGGCGATTACCGCGCCGACGCCGGGCTCGGGCAAGACGCTCATCGCCGATTGCATTTCAATTTTGGCCACCGGCGTGGCGGCGGCGGCGATGCAGTATGCGGCGAGCGATGAGGAGTCGGAAAAGATCGCGCTCTCGGTGCTGATGAGCGGCGATCCGGTGGTGTTGATCGATAACGTGGAGCGTCCGCTGCAGGGGGCGTGGTTGTGCTCGATTCTGACCAGCGAGACGCATCGCGGGCGCATTCTCGGACGCAGTGAGATGATCAGCGTGCCGACGACGACGCTGTTCCTGGCCACCGGCAACAAGCTGGTGATCCAGGGCGATCTGCGCACCCGCACCCTTTTATGTCGTATCGACCCGAAACATGAAAAGCCGGAGGAGCGCAAGTTCGATGTCGAGCTGCGCGATGTGTTTTATGAGCGGCGCGCGGAGCTGGTCACCGCGGCGCTGACGTTGATGCGCGCCTATATCGTCGGCGGCGAGCGATCGAGTGTGTTCCGGCCGTGGGGCCGCTTCGAGCGCTGGTCGACCTTCTGCCGTGAGCCGCTGATGTGGCTGGGCGCGCCCGATCCGTGCGAGTCCTACAGTCTGATGGCCGAGGAGGATCCCGAGCGTCAGGAGCATCTGCAGATGCTGGCGGCGGTTGAATCCGTTTTCAAAAATGAAAAAGTCACCGCGCGCCAGGTGATCGAGCAGGCGGTGCTGGAGGCGAATGCAAGCCTGCGTGATGTGCTGATGAGCTTTGCGCAGGATCGCGGCGGTACGCTGTCTGGCAAGAAGCTGGGGCATTGGCTGCGGGCACGCGACGGTCGCATCGTCAACGGCAAGATGTTCCGCCGTGCCGGCCAGACTCGCGATCACGTTGCCTTGTGGGAGGTGGTCGATGGCGGCTGATCTGCGGGGATTGCGGGGATCGTGCGGGGATTTATTTTCAACATCCCCGCACCTCTTAGTGTTTGTAATCGTTGCGCTTTATGGCACTTTGCGGGGAATGCGGGGATTTTTATTTAATCTGTACTGGAAGATATGTCAGGAAATAAAGAAAAAGAATATGACATATATGGGTGTACGGGCTGAAATAATCCCCGCAAACCCCGCAAACCCCGCACCGGGGTTGGCGTGAAGTGGCCCCTTGTGGCGCCGGCATGGATGTATCGCGATCCGGGCGATATCGTCGAGGGCCTGCTGCGCCGCGGGGCGGTTGTCCATGCGCCTGCGCCGGCAGCCGGCCCCGCGCTGGTGCGCGACCGCTATTACACGCAGGCCAGGCGGTTCCATGTGAAACAACTCATGCGGGGGAAAGGATGAGCGACAAGGTGTATGCGGCACTACCTGAGGATTTCATCCGGCGAATGCGCAACTGGGCGCGTGCGGTGACGGGCCAGCTCGACGAACTGCGGTCGAGCTGGTCGCTGGACCCGTCGGTGATAAATCATGGGCTGGAAGGTGCGCCGATCCCCATACTGTTGGGCGAGGCGGCGGATACGGATGTCGCCTTGCAAACTCTGCCACCGCGCCAGCGTTGGGCGGTACAGGAGTTCTGGAACAGAGAGGGGCGCAGCTTGCGCGCGCATGCACGCGGGCGGGCGATCGACGATCACACGATGCTGGCTTGGATCATGTCGGGCCATGAGTTGCTGCAGGCCGAGCTTGCGAAGCGCACTCAGCTCTGGCGGGAAACGGCAGCGGCACACGCCGCTTGACAAACTCGATTCCGCAAAATATGATGCTCAACAGTATTGGGGGAACTACCCCCGGAAAAAACCCGAGCCAGCGATGCCTCGGGTTTTTTTATGGGAATTACATCAAGGAGAGGTAAATTCATATGCATTACAGAAATGGGCGCGAAGCAAGTAATGGCGACAAAATCGTGCAGCTGGAAGGCGGGAAAGTCGTCGCCTTCGGTGTACTGCACAGCGCAACCCCGGGCAATGATTATTGCAACGGGAGCATCGCTGTAATCCAGAGCGCACAGCAATATGCGTGCATGATCGATTGCCTGCACATCGATGATGTGGCTGAGTTTCTTGCGGAAAAAGGTTTGGACAAGCGGCCAGACGGCAAGTAATCGGGATTTTTATTGCTGAATACACCCCCGCGCGAACGTGGCGCATACCAGGGGATGTGTGCTGACGAGCGGGCGGCCTTCTGGCCGTCCGCATCAGCCTCACATCGCAATCCCTGCAACTGCCCACATCACCACGATTGTGGCGACCAGGTAACTCCCCGCGCCGGGGAATCGTAGTGTTCCCCTGACTGCTCGTGGCCTCCTCCCACGAGCAGACTTCACCCGCCTGGTGCAAGCCAGCGCGGGTTTTTATTGATGATCGCGGGTCCTCCCTGGAGATCGTCCCTTGCGGGCGAAATGACCGCGAAAAACCGCTAGTGTCTGGTGTCTGGCAGGGTGACCAATACAGGGTGTCTGGTGCCTATGAGCGACGTGTCCGAGAGCCGTGCCGAAGCGATGATGGGGCGCAACGAGTATGCGGCGCATCGCGGGTGCGCCCCGAACGCCGTGAGCAAGGCGGAGAAGGACGGGCGGATCGCGGCCGCGGTGGTGCGCGACGAGCGCGGTGGCTTCGTCGGCATCAAGTGGCGGCTCGCCGATACGATGTGGGCGCACAACACGGACCCGGCCGAAGCGGCGAAGAACGGGCGCGTGAACCTGGTGCCGGCGCTAGGCCCGGGTGAGACGGATGTGGGACGGACTGCTGCCGGCACGGCCGCACCGACGCAGGCGGCGGGGGGGGATTCGCTCGGGCTGCGGGGATCCGATGATCGCGCCGCGCCGCCGGCCGACGATCCCGTGGATCCGCCGGCGAGCCGGGACAGAAACGAAGATCCGCATGGCTATCTCGCGGCGCGCGCCGATCGCGAACGCTTTTTGGCGGAACGTGCACGGCTTGACCTGATGGAGCGGCTGGGTGTGCTCGCCAGCACGAGCGAAGTGCGCGACGAGACGTTCGGCAAATTTCGCCAGTTGCGCGACGGGTTGTTTCTGATCGCGCCGCGGGTGTCGCAGCGCCTGGCAGGTGAATCCGATCCTATGCGCATCGAGCAGATGATCAACGAACAACTGCGGACGGTCCTAAATGAACTCTCCCGAGCGATTGCCACTGACGCTGCCGGAGGGGTTGCCCAGCTCGAGGACACTGGTCCGTAGCGTTATCGCCGACGCGCTGGCTCCGGATCCGGAGCTGCTCGTGTCGGACTGGGCGGACAAGAACCGCCGGTTGTCGTCGAAGGCCTCGGCCGAAGCGGGCGAATGGCGCACCAGCCGCACGCCGTTTTTGCGCGAGATCATGAACGCGATGTCGCCGTCGCACCCGGCGACCGATGGCGACGTCATGAAGGGCACGCAGATCGGCGGCTCCGAAGCGCTCTACAACGCGCTCGGATTTATTATCGACCAGGTGCCGTGCCCGGTGATGCTGGTGATGCCGACGGTCGACACCGTGAAGCGCGTCGTGCGCCAGCGGATCGACCCGATGATCGAAGAGACGCCGGCGCTGGCCGCCCGCATCCGCGAGAGGCGGTCGCGGGACTCGGCGAACACGCTTTTCATGAAGGAATACCCGGGCGGGCTGCTGATTCTGTCGGGCGCCAACTCCGGGCCGGGGCTGCGATCGAACCCGATCCGCGCGCTCTTCATGGACGAGATCGACGCCTACCCGGATGACGTCGACGGCGAGGGCGATCCGTGC